GTATAGATGACTGGCGACTCATTGTTGATCAGCTTAGTAAATGTGCTCGGGATAATACGAGACTTGTTTGAATCCCAGTAACCGTAGAGGTTCGCCGGGCGGAGAGAATAGATTCTCAAGCCGTAATACGAACGATAAAAATCGCACACCTGAGCTGTCATCACCTTCGATGTTTCGTAAGGTGAATTGCCAAGTAGCGGTTGCTCTTCAGATGTAGGAATGTTTTCTGGAGGTTGCTGACCATATACCTTATCGGTTTCAAGTACAACGATTGGGATATCCGTATCCATACGTCGTACAGCTTCAAGTACGTTAATTGTACCTTGCACGTTGATCATAAACGCTTGAGCTGGGTTCTGTTCACAATCTTGAACGATAGAGCGGGCGGCTGTATGAATGATAGCAGCTGGTGCATTCTCTTGAATGAGACTCGTTACGGTAGGATCACAAATATCCACTGCATACGTTTTTACGAATGAACTATCATGGACTCGCATTGAACGAGACATAGCAATCACATTACCAAATAGCGATCGATAATCCTCAATAATAGTACTTCCGAGAAACCCAGATGCGCCAGTTATTAGTGTTTTCATAAAAACTCTACACTCGTAATTGTAGTAATGTTAATAGAGCGCCATCCTTGAGCTTCTAGATCTAATACAGCCAATACGTCAGGATTTTCCTTCTTGACGCGATCGGTTTTCTTTTCATACGGCTCTACTTGCTCAGCCAGAGTTGATGGCATGAGTGTGCAATGCATTACTCTTTCAGTTCCATCCTTTTTAATGAAGGTAATTCTACCTTCATTTTCTCTAAGATCTTTTTGGAGCTCAGCCTTCGTTAAGGAGTTGAGGCTGATTGTCGAAATATTCTCTAAGTTGCTCATATCCGTTCACCTTTTTTTCATCAATAATAATCAGAGGCACAGTCTGTACGTCTGGGAATGTCGCCATAAAATCTTCACGAATCAAATCGCGACCAATTACTGTCTCATGGAACAATACGTTCTTCATATTCAGTAATTGCTTTGCCTTCACGCATGAAGGACAATTCTCTTTAGTGTAAATAATTACGTTATTCATCTTCGGATCCTTTACAGTTGAATAGGTTCGCACCTCTTCGCTTAGGATCACCCCAAACATCATTTGCTCGAACCTTGTAGAATGGGCGGTTTGTACCGCTCACGTTTGTGTTATTCTTCACAGTAACCCAAGGGTTCAAGCCACGTGTCCATGCTAGTAACTTACCCGCTTCTTTTTCAAAGCCATCTCGTGACCGCTTCATCAACCCAAGTGTGCTTTTAGAAACGTTGTTACGTTCACCCTTAGAAGTATAAGCCGTACGACCTCTTTTTTTGCCCATAATAATATATCCTTGTTAACATTATAAAATTTATTATAACCTATTTTGTATTACATAGCAAGCTTTATTTCATACTTGCAAGATATTCTTTGAGAATTTTAGAACCACCGATACGAACATTAATAATACCGTTGTAATACTCATCGTTCTCTAGTACTTTTCTTTCAAATTGTTCACGAGCTTCTAAGTAGCTTGCAATACCTCTACTTGGGCAATAATATAGAATCTCTCTTTTAAAGTTAGATTCACCAAGCAATTCGACATCAGCTTTCAAACGGTCACTGGAACCCCAGTATTCCTTCCAATCGCTCTCTTTAATCGAACGTCTTTTATTCTTTTTACCTTTAAGAGGCTGCTTCGTTACTTTAAACTTCGAGAGCTTCTTACCAACATACATCATGTCATTTGTATTGTTAGTGATTAAATATACAAAAGCTTCGCAGTCTTTCGGAAGTTCATTTACTTCTTCATTGTTATAGTACCAAGTCATTAAAATTACTCCACATTATGTAGAGTACTTATCACTCTTCTATATCTTCTTCATAATATTCGTCTTCATCTTCTTCATGTTCAATAGGTTCACCACAATAGGGGCAAAACTCTATTTGTTCATCTGAATCTGAAATAACTCGATATTCTATGCCGCACCCCTGACATTCTATCCATTTCACGTATCATTTCCTTTGTTATACTTTTGAATTTCTTCTTGTTGATCTTTAGAGATCCAAATAGTTGTTTCTTTTACTTCAGAGAAGCGAGGGCCGAACTCTGTTTGCTCTTCCCATTGACTATGCGGACGTGAAAACTCAATTGAAGGTGTTTCAAAGTCGGTTGGAATGTTTATATAATGAACACGAAATTCATTCGTATCACAATCAAAACTATTCCCTACTATTTTATAATGATTACCGGTCTTATTATGTCTCCAGCGAGTTCCAGAACGTGGTCTTTCACGTTTCCTCTGATGCATTTCTAATTGTTTAAATGTTTTTCTCATAATGTAAATCCTGTAAATGTATCATCATCAACGCCCTGTTTAACAAAACCAAGCTGATAGGATGAGATTTCGGTTTCTTTTCGTTCAATTTTCCACCCTGCGGTCTTTCCATACTTACTAGGGGAGAGTCTCTTGTAGAGTTGGTTTTGAAGTGTACCCACACTAATACCATGTATGTTACAAAAAGCTTTTAGTTCAGAAAATAATATTTCATACACTCGATTTTTATTTTGATTTGTTAATTTAATAACATAACTCATTTGAGGTCGTTTTTTACCTTTTGTCGCAGCACTAATTTTTTTAGCGGTATTTGTGCCTCGCACCTTTACTCCATATCTAGGATTACCTTTACCAGAAAATCGCATACTATGTTTTTGTTTCATTTCTTTAGTGTGTTTATGACCCTTAAACCACCCACCTGCTTCCTGTTGTAGTTTGTGTCTTTTTAATCTTTGTTCTTCAGCATTATCACCATATATTTCTTTATATGTCTTGCCTTTTTTATTTGGAGGTCTAGAACCTTCACATATATTTAGTAGTATCCCATCAGGATCATATCCAACTCGTCCATATTGCTTTATAAAAGATTCTTCAATATCATAAGCTATATTTTCATCTTCAATATTTTGAGCAATAAAGATTATATCTGGTTGTTTATCCTCCTGTAATAAACTTTCAAGTTTATTTAGAAACCTGGTATTGTTTTTATGTTTTCTTTCCTTTTTAGCGTGTTTTATATGTACATAAGCTCTATCTTTTTGACCTTTACCTACATACATCGGCAATTTAGTCAACGGATTGATATAACAATAAATATAGTACATAATTTCTACCTCTTGTTCCTTACTTTTATTTATAAGATCAAGAGACTGTACATATTTATTATAATAATTTATTTTTGATGGTATAAACCAATTATGGGTTCGTGAATCTTCAAACGGTGTTATATCTATTAAATTATTACCATCAAAAACAACAAAATGTCTAATAAGTTGATATAGATTCAACATATTATGTTTTAATACATAAACGCCTTCTATCTTTTTCCCACCAAAACGATTAATGTAATTATCACAATTATATTCACAACAGTTTACTAGGAGATCCGGATCACTTATTACAGAGATCCGAGAACCAATATCTTCATTATCTGGAATAATCCATATCAAAGTGTAAATCCTGAAAAAGTGTTGTCGTCAATATCTTGTTTAACAGAACCAATCACGTATGAGGAAATTTGTGTTTGTTGCGGAGCGACTTGAACGTCTGAACCAGCGATCCACTTTTGTGTCCATGGGAGTGGATTTGAACCGCCGCTGAATGGAGATGAGAGACCAATTGCGGTCATTCTCTTTTTAGCAATCCATTCAACGTAATCACAGAGAAGCTTTTCGTTAAGGCCAATCATCGATCCATCTTTGAACAGATAGTGAGCCCAATTCTTCTCTTGATTGACTACATCCATAAAGAGCTGTGTGCATTCAACTTCACATTCTTTTTGGATCTTAGCAAAGTCTTTATCATCCTTCGGTAGTAGTTTAATTAGCTGTTGCGTACCCGCGAGGTGAAGGTTTTCATCGCGTGCAATAAGCTTGATGATCTTAGCATTACCTTCCATCTTCTTGAGCTCAGCAAAGTTCCAGCTACAAGCAAAGGAAACATAAAATCTAACGCCTTCAAGAGCATTAACAGCATTTAAACATAACCAAAGAGCCTTTTTGTGTTCATGTTCCGGATTGTCGTAATGTAGTTTTGTGTTGTAATAATCATCTGCACTATCATTATTTAGTTCGATTAATCTGTCGTAATACTTACTAATGTCTCGAGCACAATCAACAATCTCTTGAATGTCTAGGATCTCGTCAAATATCTTTGACGGATCAGTATACACATTACGAATGATGTGCGTGTAAGCTCTAGAGTGGATAGTCTCAATAAACGCCCATGTCTGGACCCAGTTTTCCACTTCAGGGAGCGAACATATAGGAAGGAAAGCGAGGGAAGGAGCCCGGCCCTGTACAGAATCAAGAATGGTCTGTCTTTTAAGATTTGAAGTATAGATAAATTGTTCATGTCGCGTCAACTGACCTCTAAAGTCTTTAGAGTCTCGGGACACGTCTATTTCTTCTGGTCTCCAAAAATAAGATAACTGATTCTCAGTTAGCTTTTCAAACTGGTTATATTTCACTTTGTCATAACGAGCAATGTCAACAGGCTCATCAAAGAAAATAGTTCTGTCCAAGTGACTCTTTTTGTTTACAGTTGAAAATACGGACATTAATTAACCTTAATAATTTGATTTCGCGCTACGGAACGCTTGACAATCTCGTCTTTATATTCTAGCACAAGCGATACAGCAGTAGTATCTTCTCTATATATAGCTTTATGTACAAAGTACTCTTTACCATGGTCTTCCCATTTGTCATTATCTAGCATGAGATAATCACCAGTTTTAACTTCAGACATTATAAGACTGTTCCTTCTCAATAATCTTTTTCTCTTGCATAGTAAGCTCACCAAATATACGTCGAGGATTACCACAACATACACAACGAGGTTGTCCACAATCCATAGAGTGACGCTTAGCGAAACGATGAGGGTGTTCTACATTCAAACCATTCGTCTTAGCAATACGCTTCTGTCGTGTAATCTTGTTGGTTGTTAATCGGATGCGTTTTCCTCTGCGACCTTCTCTGAATCCAGGCTCTTCATCATACATTGTGTTTCCCCTTTATTTCTAGCGACGCATTCGTACACTTCCAAAAGCATTTTGGCAGTGTGTAGGGTTATTTCCTTGCTGATATACATGTTGAGTATTCCAGCTTCTTGCTTTACTGGAATTAGATATTGCATGCTTCACAACTTTCTTCATCCATTCCAATATCAGATTCTTGTAGTTCTTCATGAACATCTACTTCACCAGCACCGTCATTGGTGTTAAAATAGTAAAGAGTTTTTATTCCGAACTTGTAACACAATAGAATATGTTGTAAGAGCTCTGACATCGGAATCTTACCATCCGGATAAAACTTAGGATTATAAGAAGTATTAGACGAAATAGACTGATCAATAAACTTTTGTAGTACAGCCATGATAGTAATATAACCAACTGGCGACTCTTGATCCCATAGTAGTTCGTACTTATTCTTTAGCTTGTAGATCTCTGGAACAACTTGCTTAAGAACACCATCTTTAGACTGCTTGAACGATACAAGACTACGAGGAGGTTCAATCCCGTTTGTTGAGTTCGAGATCTGAGCAGATGTTTCACTTGGCATAAGAGCCATTAGTGTAGAGTTACGAATACCGAACTTCTTTGCTCGTACCTTTAATCCGTCCCAATCCATCTTATAGTCTGGTTTCACTAAAGAATCAACTTCTTTCTTGTATGTATCTTTAGGGAAGATACCGTTACTGTAATGTGTATCAAGGTTCTTAGGACACGCACCGAACTCTTCAGCAAGGTCAACTGATGCTTTAATCAGATAATACGACCAAGCTTCTGCATACACATGAATCATTTCGAGGTTGGGATTCGAATAGTTTGTATCGTGTTTTGCAAGCCAATAAGCAAAGTTAATAATACCTACGCCGAGAGGTCTGCGATTCTTTGTGCTGATCTCAGCAGCTTTAACAGGGTACTCTTGGTAGTCAAGCAATGCATCGAGAGCTCTAACAGCCAAGGTACACACACGTTCGAAATCTTTAGGTGACTTAATCTTGCCCCAGTTGATTGCAGATAGAGTACAAAGACTGATTTCACCATTCTCGTCCTTGAGATCATACAGGGGCCCGGTAGGAAGTGTAATTTCCTGACATAGGTTACTCATACGAATTACGGCTTTTTCCTTAATAAAGGAGCCGTGATCGTTGCAGTGATCTACATTCTGGAGATAGATGCGGCCTGTATCTTTACGCTCTTGCATGAACGCACTAAAAAGTTCAATAGCAGGAACAACCTTCTTACGAATCGTTCTTGACTTCTCATACTTCTCGTATAGTTCTCTGAACAGATCAACATTTGTAAAGTATGCATCATACAAGTCTGGAACGTCATGAGGAGAGAATAGAGTAATATCTCCACCAGTTAGGAGACGCTCATACATTACCTTGTTAAACTGTACCGAGTAATCTAACCCGCGAATACGATTCTCTTCCGTACCCTTGTTGTTCTTGAGTACGAGTAGATCTTCGACTTCAAGATGCCATAAAGGATAATGAAGGGTTGCTGCGCCGCCTCGCACACCACCTTGACTACATGACTTAACAGCAGCATGAAACTTCTTAAAGAAAGGAATTACACCAGTATGCTTAACAGTACCACCATTAACTTCACTATCCACCGCACGTATAGAGCCAGCACCAATTCCGATGCCAGCTTTCTGTGATACATATTTTGTGATTGCGCCTGATGTGGCGATGATAGAATCGAGATCGTCATCCGATTCAATAAGCACACACGAACTAAATTGACGTGAGGGGGAGCGAACGCCAGCCATAATAGGAGTTGGGAAACTGATGTCGAAATTAGAAAGAGCGTCGTAGAGAGCCTTGACCCACTTCATGCGGGAGTCTTTAGGGTATTTAGAAAATAGAGTCATTGCGATGAGAATATACACCATCTGCAGCGTCTCATAGATTTGACCTGTTACGCGATTCTTTGTAAGGTACTTACCGCGGAACTGTTCCATTCCTGCATACGCAAGATTATCATCACGACGATGATCTACAAAACCTTCTACAACTTCCCATTCCTCTGTGGAATAATCAATACCAAGCTGCTTATCGTAATAACCTTGCTTAGCAATCTTTAGATAATGATTATAGACAGATGTTGGTTCGTAGCTGTTGTATACTTCCTTACGAAGATGGTAATTAATGAGACGACCTGCAGCATATTGATAGTTAGGTGTTTCTTCTGATATTAACTCAGCTGCAGCTTTAATAAGAGTCTCATGAATATCAGATGTCTTAATATTGTTATAGAATTGAATATGAGCAGCTAGTTCGATTTCACTAACAGAGACTCCAGTTAAACCATCACACGCCCATTCTGTAACTCTATGAATCTTATCGATATTGAGAGGTTCTTTACGACCTTCTCTCTTAATTACATTAATCATTTATTAATCCTGTAACCAACGCGGGTTTGCTAGAGTCCATTCAATCACTTCTTTTAGTCTTGTTTCAACGCGCTGAGGTGCCCAGCCCATCTCTTTCATCTTGGAACCGTCAAGGGCATAGCGCAAGTCATGACCAGGACGAGCTGAATGGAAATCCACCATCTCATATACTAGTTCTTTACCTTGAGCGTTTGCAATGATTCTTGCGAGTTCTAGATTATCTAATTCGGTAGCACCGACGATGTTAAACTTCTGGCATTTTGCACCGCCGAAGTCTGTTGGCAACTGATCGTATTTAGCATAATTGAGAAGGAACATCAGCGCTGCGCTAACATCTTTCGCATGAATATAATGTCGCTGACCTGCTTGGGTCTTAGTTGGATCAGAGTGAATAGAAACCAACTCACCATCACGAGCACGTTTGATGCACATTGGAATGTACTTCTCAGGGTGCTGACGTTCGCCGAAAACGTTCATAGTATGTGTGATGATGGCTGGGAGCTTGTAGGTATTTTCATATGCTACAACAAGCTCTTCCCCACCAGCTTTAGAAGCCGAATAGGGATTCGTGGAATTATATCGGTCGTTTTCTCTATACTTAATTCCATTAGGAGCAGGTCCAAAAATCTCATCGGTAGAGAAGTAGACAAATCGTTCTAGGTTATCTTGTTGACGAGCAAAGTCGAGAATGTTGCACGTGCCCACAACGTTGTCCATTACGAACTCCATCGGCCAATCAATAGAACGATCAACATGAGATCCTGCAGCAATATGCGCTACGTAATCTACTTTGCCAATCATTTGCTTGATTTGTGGATTTAGTTCAGCCTTGAGATCGTGATATACAACCTTGACGCGTTTACGTTCTGCTTCAGGAGCTGCCATTACGGCTTCGTGTAACCTATTAAGGTTTCCTGAGTAGTCTAGTCGATCAAGACTAATAATTTCCCAATCAGTAGTCTTTAAGATTTGCTCAATAAAATGTGAAGCAATAAAACCAGCTCCGCCGGTCACCAAAATGCGTTTACTCATAGTATATCCTTGTTTCTTTGTAATAATGTAATGAGAGCTTCATTGTCTATATAACCAAGACGGCCGTGTTCTAGTACATTATCTTCTATATTATATGCTTCTTGAAAAATAGCCAGCAATTTCGTCTTAAGTGCTTCTTTTCTTTCGAGTTTTACTACTACTTCAGCGATATCTGGGAACTCGTCCGCGATCACTTCCCAGCACTGTTCTGCTACGATGCGATGTTCTTTTTGCGTATCCCACTTCATACGTAAACGACAAAAGTGACCCCAGCTGCGCAATGTACCAGCCATAATCACAATCGATTCTGTATTACCTTCTGGAAGCACCACGCGAGCCTGTTCTTTAGCGATACCATTTTGTGTAGCCCAATAATATGTGCTCTTAGCAGATACAGTATTTTCTTTTTGTTTTTTGTCCCATAGATTCTGAAGAGCAACATCATCCGTTTCATGAGATGCTTGCTTACTCTTCTTATCTTGCATACGCGCTTCACGCATAATGAAGTTAAGGTCAATCGTAGGGTCAGCATAGCGCTGTGAGTATTCTTGGAAAGAGAATGAACGATGACGAAGAATTTGACGAGCGATATCTCGTGTAGTATGTATCTCCATCGAAAGAGATACCATCTCAAAAGGAGACCAGTGATCGTGGGTAATAAGATATCTTATTAGTCCTGCTGCAGTCATTGTGTTGTTTTGATTAGATGGATTTGATACCCGAGCAGCCCAAGCAACTAACTCACTAGCGGTTTCACATTTAGTATAACGTGTAGGCTTAGTAATACCTACAAGATTCACTTCACTCTTCATTAGTAAGATCCAAAATTTCAACTGTTTCGTTCATAGCATAACGATTTGTTGTTACTACACCTGAAGCATGTAGTTTATCCATACTTTGTTTTGATAGATCGTAATTAGGAGTTGTGCAATAAGATTTCCATAACCATCCGTCTAGTGTTTTATATTGTATATGCCATTGCTTTCCAGCATAAACCATACGCACTTTTGATATACGTTGTTGTATCATAAACAATTCCTTTTTCAATTCTTTCCATTATATAAAATCCTCTATTGTATTAAAGGTCAATCCGATATGATAGGGCTTATTTAATTTAATCATTTCGTTAACCATATTACGGGATCCGGGTGACTTACCATCCCAAATAATAATCGCAGCATCTGTGTATTCAGCCATACGTTTATTACGCATAGGTCCTGCTCTCTTACCAAGTCTATTCCACTCTTCAGATGTTAATGGCATTTGTTTAATCGGAATACCATTAGCATTAGCCCATCGTTCCCCGAGTTTATCTACACCAATAGCTTCACCACTCACCACCTCAGTAATATTATACCCTGAGTGAGCAATGCTACGTACGATTAGGTCATAGTCATCAAACGGTATTTTGTTCTCGAAATCTTTGTAACGAGTTCCCGCGATTACGACTTTCATTTCTTAGGTGGTATAAATGTTGGATCAAGAGCTTTGAATTCTTTCGAATCATATTCAAGCTCAAGATCAGGTACCTCAGAGGGTACGTCATCGCTATCATAATCATAGCTGACCGTTACGTGGGGATGATATGTAGGGAAGTCGTGTGTCGCACCATATTGACTGCGAAGGTTCTTATGGTGCTGTTCGATTTCAGGTGAAGCCATAATAGCTACGAGAGCATTAGCATCCGTTTGAGTTTTAAAGATTGTCCATTTATCAATTTTAGCCTTAATAGGGAGATCGATCTTATAATCTTTGGCTTCTGGTACACCCTTACGCGAGTAGATTAGCGTTGTGTGGTATTGAGAAGGGTCGCAAGCACCTGAGATTTTATTCTCTGTTACCCATTTGTCTAGTGCATCTTGAGATGCTTTAGAGAGCGTGACGGACATATAAGTTCCGTACAGGTGGGTACTTCCCTTATTTTTTTCACGTACACCTTCGAGATAGAGCATACGTTCCTTAAATGTCATCATATTATATTCCTTTGTTGCCTATTACAGCAAATGCATTTTCTATATTGCATAGCATTCTTACCATCATTTATCCATCGCGGGGTATCCCACAGAGTCCAACTATGCCAACCCAATCGGCACAGAGCTTTCCGCCACCACCACATTAATCATTCCAGGATTGTTTATACTTGAATACCATAGGGTCGATGTAAACCGAATAGTCTTGTCCCTTACGATCGAATGGTTTATCAAATGAAGTTACTGTTACATGATCCCACAAATACTCACGGCTGTGAATAGTAGCGATCATTTGCTCTGCTTCTTTGATCATATCTTCGTTATATACAACAAAGAGAATCTTTTGTTTGGGTGTGTTTGGCATTTTACGGATTAGTTCAGATGAATACATTATATCTTTTTCCATTGTTGCAATTTTAATTTGGCTTCTAAATCAGTATAGGTATTTTCTGCAATAATATCAACTACTTTGTCTTTGGTAACCCCACCTTTTATTATCATATCGTTAATATCTTTTTGCGCTATTATATCGGGCCAAATGCATACAGGGTAGCCCTTATTAATAGCCTTTTCGATCTTACTAATGATCTCTTTATTACGAGGCTCATTGTCGTAAATGATAGTAAACTTTTTAGGATCATCTGTTATGTAGCTAAGATTAGAAGTAAGATCAGAGCCGGCGGCTGCCAATGCATTAGGAAGAAACATCGAATCGATCGGACCTTCTACTACACTTATATGTAGGCGTTTGTCAATCGAGTCCATCCCATAAAGTTTAGGTTTTGTTTCGTCAAACATAATGGTGATGTAACGGAGTGAGGCGTCCTTCTTAAACGACCGACCCTGCACACCAAACAAGTTGCCTTCTTCGTCGATCAGAGGTATAATAAGACGTGGCTCATCATACTCCACGTTCTCGAACTTATTCGGTTCAAACTCATTGACCCATGTCATGAACTTGCTACAGTAAAATAATTTGTAGTGATACTCGGGTGGAATTTGTCTCTTCTGTATATATGCCTTAACAGGCGAATCTACCGCTAGTTGAGAGATCTTCTTGAGCTTGTTGAGAGGTGTTGCTTTGACAAATGTTGGTGTCTTCATCTTATCAGCGAATAATTCTACATCGGTTTTCTTGCGTAGTGATCCAGTAGAGATAAGTTTCTCTTTGATGTACTCGTCGTACAATCCTTGATCTTCGTGCTTTAGTAGTTTGGGAATATCTATACCTGGAACGGCACAGTTGTGACAATAATAACGTAATTTACCTTTACTTGGAAATACGTAACCTCTCGCTTTACTTGTATCCGTTTTAGAGTCTCCACAAAACGGACAAGAGAAGTTCCAGTTATTATTACCTTTTCTCTTAAAGTTTCGTAGTCGGAATGACATTAGGGAAAGGTATTTAGAGTCAAGCCATAACAAAGACATTCAATAGTTCCATATAGTTTACTGATCCACTATATGATTATAAGCTATAACTGATTGAAGTGCAACAGGTATTTTAAATTATTTTTGTGATATCTATGTTATTCAGTACCCATATAGCAACAAGTCTAGGTTATTCAGTACCCATATAGCAACAAGTCTAGGTTATTCAGTACCCATATAGCAACAAGACTTCCACCTGCAAGAGACCAGATCCATTTTTCAAGACGGCCTATGCGATCTGTTAGTTCTTTATTAAACTCTTTGCGACTTGCATCAGCATTTGTTTGTGTGCTGTCAATCTTATCAGAGACCTTTTGATAAGAGTTATGTACTTCTCTACGTAGATCATTCTCTACATGTTCGATGCGGGTGTAAACCTCTTTGATATGAATATTTTGCTCATTGCGACGTTCATCTAGTATCCTGGACACCTTTTCAGCTTCCTTTTCATGGAATTCAATGCGATTACCCTGAACAGCGAGCAATTGAGATACAGTAGTTGAAACCTCAGTTAACTTTTCAATAGTGATATCAAGGCGGCCGACTAAAGAGCCGACTTGTGTCATATCCTGTTGAAGTTTGTTTACCGTTTCTACGACCTTTTCAATATTTCTTGCATTTGTTTGGGGTAGATTTTCAATCATTAGAATCTGGCTCTTTTTCTTTATATTTTGGTGCGAATTTTTCAGCGCCGGAAATACCAAACCCAGCAATTACGATGTACATTATAGATTCAAACATGAATTCTTCTACAGTATAATCACCAAATAAATTTGCGAGATATCCAACTGTGATAAGAACTACACCCAAGAGCACTACAGTGCGCTTTGAGGAATAACCACCACCGGGATCAGAAAATATTTGTTTTACGAAATTTTTTATTGTCATCGTACGTACCTTTTAAGTTGAGCATGATGAAAATAAAAGAATCAATTTGTATTATTTAGCTTTTTTTAACTCGTGGCTTACGAGGTGTTTTCTCAGTTACAGTTACTGTTTTTTTAACTCGTGGCTTACGAGGTGTTTTCACAGTTACAGTTACTGGTTTTTTAACTCGTGGCTTGCGTGGCTTTTTAATTGACTCAATACGTGGTGCCGTAAACGGTGGTGTTACAATAGGAGCTGTCTTTAGCTTTTGTACTTCATCGATGTTGTCGTCAGCAATAGACTGTCTAAATTGGTCGATTACAGGATCACCTTCACTAAACCAATTTTTTACTTTATCCCAAAATTTCATTTTACTTTACCTTTATTTACCGCGTCTTACGAGCGCCATTTGTGTTAAACGTCTCGCTGCTTGAATAGCAGTCGTGTCGTCACTTGTGTTTAAAACGCTTAGTGCCCCGATAAGCATCAAAAGGGCTCTATCGTCCCCATCGTTATTATTGTTAATAAAACGATAAAAGTTGGAGACAATAAAATTAATAGTATTTCTTTTTGCATCGGTAGAATCATCTTCCGCTTCTACAATAAACTCTTCAAAGGGTTTCATCAGGCTCTTCTTCTTGTGTGTCTACTTGCTTTATAGTATTTAGCTCCACCGGCTCTCTCATGAGAATGCTTGGTGGTTTTGGCATATACGCTTGTGGTACAAGTTTCGTAGTTGCACATCCTGATAAGAGAATCGCGGATAGTGCTAGAAGTGCATATCTCATTTCTTTTTCTCCTCATTACTCTTGGCAACTGCAGCTTGAGTATCGCGTACCCACCCCTGAAGCGCTTTAAGTTGATCTGCGTTTTGACGGCAGATGCCGTAGTTGTTCATAACAACAGCTAATGCAGTTGTATCCATAACCCCTGAAGGTGAGCTGTCAGCGGCTAGCTCCATATTTGGATTAGCAAGCCGAGCAGCCGCATCGTGTAGATGAATCCATCCATTTGAGAGATCATATTGCGGTGCAACTTGCGCTACAGCATCTCTATAAATCGTTTGCTTTTCTATAATGGTGTTTGTACGATCAACATATTGAACTGTTACGTTATCAGAGATACGAATAATTTCGTCTTTTAGGTCTGAGATTTGCTCTTCAGCATTTGCTTTATAATTTGCTAGAGCAATAGTAGATTTCTCACTACCTTTCATATATCCAAAACCAGCCGCGCCTACTAATGCAATCGCAGCTACGCCTATCTTAATAGGTAATGGTATTAAACTAAACATAATTTACCTCTCAATCAATGCCAATCGCTTTAGCTTGCCGTCTGAATTCTTTGAATCCAAGCCCAGCTGACTTTTTATTCTTATTCTGATACCGCTTAATAACTTTAGGAGTAAATCCTGGCTCACCATCTGGACCTACACCAGCACTGGCAATTGCTCCACTTCCAACAGAATTGGAAGGAGCGTCTTCTTTAAGTGTCTTTTCAATTAACTGTTGATACTTGCTCATTAAATCTTCCTTAAGATGTCAATAACAAATTGATCCATCGGGATATCGCTCGAGTAAATAGTATTGTTTTCAGTACCGATATTGTCTATTCTATCTGGCATTCTGTGAAGCATTACTAAAAATGGCTTTAAACAATAATAATAAGAATCTAATTTAAAAAACAACATTCTAGTTGCCTCTTGACCAAAAACATTATATAATATGATAATATGATTAAGGATAAGTCGTTCCCTCAACTCACCCGTCTCTTCATATTTACCAAATAATCTTTTGATGTATTTAAATCTCTTTAGATCATCGTAAAACTCTACAGTGTCATGGCACGCGGCGTTGTCATAATGCTTCGCTGCAAATAGTATAAAATTATCTTCGTTAATAGTCTCTATTTTCATATTATATGATATCTTAATAAATGGCCAGCACTTTTACATGCTGGCCTTATTTCATTCAAAATTACGTGATTGAACCCATTGCAACTAGCGTCTCGTAATTGACGCGACCTGCTCTGCCACCAGCTGTAGCAACGAGTGTTGCTGCTGAACCGGTACTTGTAGTAATGGTAACTGTCGGATTAGTTGTAGTGAATCCAGCACCAGCATTAGTAATAGTAACGGAAGTAATTCCGCCGGTTGCGTTTGTAGTTAGTGATGCTGTTGCGTTAACAGAACCTGTTCCAGTTGCCGCTACTGTAATCGTATCAGCGTTTGCATAAGCAGTTCCGCCAGCAGAAATAGTAATAGTGTTAAGCGGGCCTGTTCCAGTTGTCTTTAGATTCCAACCAGCGTGTGAACCAAGTGCCGCTGCAGCTTCGGTTTTATCAAGACCAACCTGAGCATTAACTTCAAGAGCTTCAAATGCACCCATAGTAGTATTGCCATATAGGGCAGTTCTGTTCACAGTATTAGCCGCTTTGTTTAGTAGTGCAGGTGCCCATGAAACTGAGTTAGCTGCGTCGTCTGTGTTGCCCCAATTGGCCATGTTACTTCTCCATTTGTTTGTGTAACTTAATAGTATTTATAAGGTAAATTATTTTAGCTCATCCATCATATTTCCGTGTGAAATCTGAATTTTCTTCTGGAAAGCTTCTTTTTCATGAGGTTTCATTGAGGTATACTTGTCAATTAGCTTAGCAGCATGTGGACCACGTACATCATGGGTAGAACCATCATGGAAATTTACCTTACCAGTCCCGGTCATAGAAACCTTTGCTTTTTGTAGCTGTTGCATAATATGCTGGCTAGCTTCGATCTTTGGTCTTGGAATAACTTTATTCTTAATTAGCTTTTCAATGCGAGCCATATGATCAGGGTTATTATGCATTAACTTTTCTTTTGTCTTAGGATGTATTGTGAATCCCTGATTAACTATAGCACGTGCAGGACGGCCTCGAGCCTCATCGATGCTCTCCTCGTTAGAGGTCAATTGATATAAAAAATCCAAATCCTCCTGTGTAAGAGTTACTTCCTCTTTAGCAAGCTTACCATAATTAGCCTTCATGCTTTTACCTTTATCACCCCTACCTTTAGTTAGTTGAGTCACATATTTGTGACCAGGCTTCAAGATTTGAGCTGTTTTCATATCAGCATAATTACCTACAAGTTTATTATTTGAATCATAGGCCTGGACACTCTCTTCAATCGTCTCGTCCTGAACTTCAACATATTCTTTAAGACCACGTTCGTTATGATAATCAATATTATCTTTAATATGCTTTTCATACGCCTTCATGCCAGCTTTTTTATGAGCAGCAATATCTGCTTTTTTCAATAAACCACCGGAAAGACTAGGAGTACCGTCATTTGAATAACGATCACCTGAACCCTGCCATCCATTAGTAGATCTGAAGTGAGAGATATCACTATATTTACCGTCATGTTCGGATGGTTTCTTAACAGTTACTGTTTCAACGTGTCCGGTTGAATCATTACCTTTAGCATATGTAGTGTGTCTGTCGTTGTCGGCCATTTTCTGGAAGCCGTGTTTAGCAAGGACTTTGTGAGCGTTGCTACGAACGTGTTCTTTAACAGCTTTTTCTACACCGTCGTGCTCTTCCCACTCAGCTCTGTCTTTTGCTCTAATTTTAGTAGTCGCAGTTTCAATACCTTTTGTACGCTTAGCCATAATAGCTTTACGTGCATGGGAGATCTTACCTTTACGCTTTTCGAATGCCGGATCAGCTTTAGCTTTCTTTCTGTAATTAGAAAGAGTTGTACCTGATAGCTCTTCAAGCTCTTCAACTTCTTCTTTAACCGCTTTGCTGATAGCTTTACGACGATTGTGAAGATACTTGTCTGTGGACCCGTAATCACCATCGTTATCGATGTCTTTATTTTCCTTGCCGCCTTTATCAAGAGTACCTTCCATCATAGCTTTGACGCTGGCTAGTAAACCTTTTGGTAAATCTTTAATAGGGTTATGCATTTAATCTTCTCCGTGGGTGTATTAATCTATTTATAGGTTATGTATTATCAATGATTTTCATCTTGTGCTGGCGTCGCATACTACGTTTCTTTATATGTCTAGCCATACGGAGCATATCATTTCTCTCAGTACCATCTATACCTTCACCAGCTACCGGTGCGGTGTCATCAGTCTCTATTGGTTTATCAACCTCTAATGGCTCTTCGACCTTTGTATTAATGATATGTGTGAGCGAGCGACTTTCTAAGATAGCTTGAACGGTATTTGCAAATGTAGTATACTTCATGTGCTTGTATCCTCTATTTCGTCGTCTGGTCGCCCATCAGTTAGATTACCTGATTTGATAATCTTACGGTTTACTTTTTGCTTACGAATATAAGAAGTACCATCAGTGCGTCTTACAATAACACCTTTGGTATCAGCTGATCTTACTTCTTCGCCAAAAGCGTCTCCGAAAGCATCATCAACTTCTTCAGAATAAGGTGTGTCCTTCTTGAACGTTTTTACCAATGAATCAGTTCCAACTAGACGCTTTTTAGGCTCTTTTTGAGAATTACCTGTACCAAGCTTTGGACCACAATCTTCTGAAACATTTACTCCATTTGCATGCTTCTCAGCTGCATGTTTGAACTCTTTGCCGAAGTATTTTACTTTACCGTGCTTGTTAGAAGCCTTCCAACCTGTTTGCTTAGATGCGTCATTAGAGCCAAAATGTGGTTTTACGTAAGTAGTACTGGCTACCCGTACTTCGTCAAGTTCTACTTCTTCAGACATTACAGCCTTTTGCTGTCTAGCTTTCGCGCGATCAGCAGCCATCTTCCAACGGCGTGCTGTCACTTCGTCATTCCACTTCTTAGAAGCAATTCCGGGAGCAGGAATTGCTGCTAGTTCTTCAAGCTCAGTTGCTTCCTTACGAGCCTTACGAAGAGCCCATGCTTGCTTGTTTACGCGTGCAATACGCTCTTTAGGCATATGCATTCTATCGCCATTTGGCTTTTCAATGTGGTAGTGAGTTTTATTCTTACCCACAATCTTGTATTGCGCTGTAGCTTTAGGATTAGTAACATTTACCATGTCGCCAATCTTGTAGCCTTCGTCTAGTTCTTCGTTAACGCTAAACTTAGCTCTCATATCAGCAACGTGCTTATCGCTCTGTGCTTTAGATAGCTCACCTTTAATCTTTTTGTATGGCATTCTCTTGCCATCAGCGCATGTGTATGAGAATTCGTGCTCAATACCATCTCTTGTATGAGTAACAGAATGAGTAGGAATAATTTTACCCTTGGCGCGAGATGCAACACTAGCAGACAGCCTTTCACCATCAGCTTTTGACATTCTCAGACCTTCCGCGAGTTTCTTTTCAGCGGTATTTTGGCCTTTGTATCTTTTAGATAATGTTTTCGTTGCTTCTTTAGAAGGGTTGTTTACTACGTTACCTTCCTTATCTCTCCAAGCATCAGCTGAAGATTTTTTTGATTTTGATAGGTATGACTTTAACGTGTTTGTTGATACTTCCTGTAGGTCAGAATCTTCGTTGAAGTAAGTCTTACCCTGATTGATAAAGGAATTAACGCGAGCGAAAGCATACTGCTGCTGAGACACGCTGTAGCTTTCTTTCCAAGCATCACATCCTCGGTCATAAATCTCACCGAGGATTTCGATTTCAATATCAGCTGATTCAGCCTTCTTTACTAGTGACTTGAATGCATTTGAGTCAGCAGCTACTTCTTCTTCGAATTTAGAATACTGAATGATGTTCTTATTACCCGGAGCAAACTTACCGCCGTTCTTAAGCTGTGATGCTTTTTCTACACCATCTTTATCGTCAGTATCTTTATTGTCTTTCTTTTCAGATGTAGACTTCTTCCCCATTTCATTTGAGTAACCCATATCGTCATCTGAGCCAGGAGAAATACGCTTGCTCTTTACCGAGAAAGGAGCTGGAAATGCTTCTGCAAAATTGTAATTAAGTTCTTCATGAAGCCCACCGTTAGCTTTACCTTCGGCAGGTACTTGTGACTTAAGAGCCGTACCCTTCATGAATGAATGTAGTCTCTCTGTTTCAGCTTGCTTTACTCTTGGTACAAGACGCATAGCTAGTTTCTTGATAAGAGATTTCTTATTATCCACCATCTTATCTATCGCCTGCTTTTCAGAAGGTCCGAGGTTTGCGTAATCTGCGCCGCGTTTACCAGCGACGCGTGTTCTTACGAGTTTGCGCGCCTGTGCGTATGCTCTCTTCTTAATATTTTTAGTAGGAGCCATCTTACGCTGCGCTAGTTGACGCGAGCGCTGAATCTTAGACTGGTAGCGCTTAATGATTTGAGCGCGCTTTTGACGCTGTTGTAGGTTTAGAGCTTCGTCTAGCTCTACTTCTTCATGAATAGTATGGCGCTGAACACCAGCTTTACTCATATCAGCTTTATTCATAGCTTTAGTAAAAGCATCACCACGGGACAGTGCATTTACTTTATGCTTTTGAACTGATTGATCTGTCATATGAAGATGTACAGTATAGTCTTTTGTAGTAGGGGTTTTACCTACGTTTGCACGGATACGGCTCTGAATTTCAGAAGCTTTACGTCCGCCATATGTATTAGTGACGTAATTTTCGTCTATCTCTACTTCTTCATTTGCACGGACTTTAACTGGTTGTGTAACGTTCTTATTTGTTTTGTTGTTAGAGAGAGTAAGACCTTTAGTACGATTGTTAATACGCACTGTGTCGCGGGCATCATCATCGTGATCTTTTTGAGTTTTGAAATCTCTGTTCATCATACGCATTTCTGTTTTTGAATAGTCATCTGTAGCTTTACGACGATAATTAAGATGTGCTTTTTTAGTTAGCTCATCGATCTGTTTCTTATCAGACATGTAATATACTTCCTCTAAACAATAAGAAAGCCTCCTAGAACCGATCTAAGAAGCCTGCTGAAATTCTCTTTGATTAAGACCAAGGCACCCATTTTCTCCGACAACGCCATCTAGCTTAAAAGGAGAAGAAACGTGAGAGTCGCGGGTTGGTACTTGTTTTCTTTGCATCAGAGTTTCCCTAAGGCTTATCTGTAAATAAAAATGGGTTTGCCTTGGCCTTTAACCATTATAACCACAAATGTGATTACTGTTTATTTATAAGATTAGGGTACTCGGTTTATCGTTTTAGTTTCATCTTACCAGCTAGAATACCAGTACGGGTACGATCCATGACCCTCTTGGCTTCTGCATGAGAGAAGTTAGGTCCAAGATGCTTTTTGTATGTCTCAATATCCCCGTCATGTGCTGCCTGTCGCATAGCAGTACCAGACATACCATGAGAGCGATTAGTGTCTTTCGGGTAGTGAATGTGAACCTTATCTGGTTTATGTCCATTTAGTTCAGGAATCTTTCCAGCTTCAATTGAAGACTTCAGACGCTCTGCATAATCTTTACGGTCATGTCCAAAGTGTAGGTGAAGATGTTTAGGACCATCGCCCTTCATTGAATTATGAGCTCGTGCAATCGTTTGCCCAGGAGACTTCTCGGATTTGAATTCGATCTTACCACCAGATTGTTTGTTAGCGATACCTTCACGTTCTTTTTCACTAAAAGTGTCTGCTTTACCTGATAGTCCAATAAACTTTTTACCTTCCGGTCCGGAATGCATTGACTCGCCTACATCTCCATGGTGACCCATATGAGTATGTGGAGCGGCGCCTAAAAAGGATAAGTGCGCGTGTTGTGTATTTTGAGCTTCATTTAGCTCTTCGTTCACTTCGTCGTGCACACCTAAATGCTTACGCATATGACTGAGGGCAGCCTTGTTGTCAAATCTCTTATCGCGTTCTACGCTGGATTTGAACTTATTGTAGATGCCCTGATGTTGGTCTTTTGGTGTATGGTTCTTAATAAGATGTGTCACGCCTTTAAAGGAATGAATCTTACTATGATCTGCCTTATCACCGAATAGCTTTTTAGATACGTGATCTGGATGTTGGTGCCCGGGATCTTTATCATCTGTACGCGAACGTAATCCGTGTGTGATAGAGAACTTATGCTTATCTCCACCGACAGCGTTCAATAGAATTTTGTGATGGGCACCCTTGATCCCAGATTTAGTATCTTCCCAATTAGATGAGTGAAGGAAACGACTCGATTCAGATCCAGGATTGTGAACGCCTTGGAAATCGACTTGGTGATGTTCACCATTATCGTGCTTCATAACTGCTGAAATTTCGTTACCATGCTTTTTAGAAGCGGCCACTGTATACTTACCGTAGCGCTTTCCTGGTGTGAGATGGCTAGCGAGTTTGTCTTTGTGCTCTTTTGAAACCTGAACGTCAACATCGCCGACCATTGGCTTGTGCTTAGCAAACTCAGAGTGCGAGATCTTATTGTTCATCAGGTCATGAGAAGATCCAGTATACGCCTTTTTATTATGTAGTTGTTCTTTATCTTTTCCAAATAGATGCTCACCATGCTCTTTATGAAAAGCATCGTGTACAGCTGATAGTGCACTATGTATATCTTTTTGACGACTTTCGCGATTCTTAGCGTTTACATGAAACGGAGCAGAGTCACCAATGTTTCCACCTTCTGTAATAAATGATCTAAAACGTAACATTACTTCTTATCTCCAAATCGGCCGCCCGCCGCTTTTGCTTTTTTAAACGCTGGGTTAATTACTTTAAAGCGAGCTGCATGTGGATTGTGCTCGGATGGGTGTACCACAAGACCTTCAGTCCCTGAACCCCATTTATTTTTAATACCAAGTTTAGCCACGTGTGCTTGAACCTTTTTAGTAACTCGTTTTTTAATATTGTTAAACTTCTCATGCTCGGCCATCTTAGCGGCTTTGTTAGAAGGTTTAGTACGTGAGTTAATAAGATCGTG